GAGAATACATGACAGAGAGCATATTGAATACAATTAAACAGATGCTTGGAATTCTCATCGTAGACACTGCTTTTGATACCGACATTATTGTGAACATAAATTCAGCATTTATGACACTTCAACAATTGGGTGTTGGTCTAGAAGAGGTTTTTTCTATTGAGGATGATAGTGTTTTGTGGGGAGATTTTCTGGAAGATCCCACGATGTATTCGGCAGTTAAAACCTATATTTACCTTCAAGTAAAGTTGGTCTTTGATCCACCAGGAACATCATTTCATCTAAATGCAATAGAAAACCAGATCAAAGAACTTGAGTGGCGTCTAACTATCCAAGTTCCTATTCCACTAGAGGTGATACCACCGGAGGTATTATGAGAAACGAAGTAAAACATTATGGCATGTTAGGAATGCACTGGGGAGTTACAACCGGAGGTAAGAGTGGGGGTAGAGGTGGTGGCAGGAATGGCGGTAAGTCCCATTTTCGAAGATCTGTTGAACAGAAGTATGGGAAGCCCAAAGCTTTTGTGCATAATAAAACTACGAAAAAAGTTACAGACATATTAACGGCTACTGGTAAAAATGCTCTTGGTGCTGCTGGTGCTTTTGTCGCAGTGTATGGCACAATGGCGGTATCACAGCTTATTGTGGAGTCACTTCCAAAGATTGCTTGGGCTACCGGAAAGATTATTAAAAATTCCCCGTTATAATATGAAGGAGGTCTCATGACACAAGTAATAAAACATTATGGCATTCTTGGAATGCACTGGGGAGTTACAACCGGAGGGAAAAGTGGGGGTAGAGGTGGTGGCAGGAATGGCTTTCGTCGTGGTGGTGGAAGAAGTGGTTCAAAAACCAGCGAAGATTATAGAAACGCTGCCGCTCTTAGGGGTAAGAAAAAGAACGAATTGACTACTGAGGAATTAAAAGTTCTAACTGGTCGTTTGCAACTTGAGAAAAAGTTTTCAGAGTTAACAAAGAGAGATCTATCTGTTGGTGAGAAGTTTGTGGGGGGCATGATTGTCTCTTTTGGAGCTCAGACGACAGGTGCATTAGTTGCTTTAGCCGCTGCAAAGACGGTTTCCGCTGTCGTTGACTATATACAGAAAAGAATTCCTTTGGGATCGGCGGCCGGATAACATGACTCTATCGAACACCGCAACACCAAAGTATTATGGAGAGTTTCGAGAGAAGGTGATTAAAGGAGATATTCCAGTTAACAGAGAAATTTCTCTGGAGATGAATAGGATAGATTCACTCATCGCAAATTCTGGAATCTACTACGACGACAAGGCTATAGATGGTTTCATAGCTTTTTGTGAGAACGAATGCACATTAACTGATGGAAGCGATCTTCACCTTCTTGATACTTTTAAACTTTGGGCAGAACAGGTCTTTGGCTGGTACTATTTCATAGAACGAAGTGTTTATGTACCGAATAAAGATAATCATGGTGGTCGATATATTCGTAAAAAGATTAAAAAACGACTGGTCAATAAGCAGTATTTGATTATAGCACGTGGTGCCGCCAAATCAATGTATATATCTTTAATACAGAATTTTTTCCTAAACATTGATCCGTCGACCACCCATCAGATTACTACTGCCCCGACAATGAAACAAGCAGACGAGGTCATGTCACCTATTCGTACTGCTATAGTTCGAGCTAGAGGTCCTCTTTTTCAATTTCTGACGGAGGGCTCCCTACAAAACACTACCGGTTCAAAAGCCAATAGAGTTAAGTTGGCTTCTACAAAGAAAGGGATTGAAAACTTTCTTACTGGATCTATGCTCGAAGTTCGTCCCATGTCAATCGATAAACTTCAAGGTTTAAGACCTAAAATTGCTGGAGTTGACGAGTGGCTCTCTGGAGATATTCGTGAGGACGTAGTTGGTGCAATTGAGCAAGGAGCATCCAAGTTAGATGATTATCTTATTGTCGCTGTTAGTTCAGAAGGAACTATTCGTAATAGCAGTGGTGATACAATTAAGATGGAACTACTTGATATTCTAAAAGGTGATTACATAAATCCTCATGTGTCTATATGGTATTATCGTTTGGATAGTATCGAAGAGGTTGCTGATCCAGATATGTGGTTAAAGGCAAATCCCAATCTAGGAAAGACGGTAACTTATGAGACATATCAGTTGGACGTTGAAAGAGCGGAGAATGCTCCAGCTGCTCGCAACGATATTTTGGCTAAGCGCTTTGGAATTCCGATGGAAGGATACACTTATTTCTTTACATATGAGGAAACTATACCTCATCGTAAGAGGGATTACTGGGGCCTTCCTTGTGCTTTGGGTTTTGATCTTTCACAGGGAGATGATTTTTGTGCGTTTGACTTTTTATTTCCCTTACCTCATGGTGGATTTGGTGTAAAGGTTAGATCTTATATTTCATCAAAGACACTTATGAAGTTACCAGGTGCTATGAGAGCTAAGTATGAAACCTTTCTCAAAGAAGGAACCCTTCAAGTTATGGAAGGCACGGTTTTAGACGTGATGGAGGTTTATGAGGATGTCGAAAAGCACATAGAGGAGCGAGAGTATGATGTTCGTGCGCTTGGTTATGACCCTTATAATGCTAAGGAATTCATTGAGAGATGGGAACGTGAGAACGGTCCTTATGCCATTGAAAAAGTTATTCAGGGCGTCAAGTCTGAGTCTGTTCCGTTAGGAGAACTAAAGAAATTATCTGAGGATCAACTAATAGAATTTGACGAGGATCTTATGTCCTTTTCGATGGGTAACTGTATTACTCTGGAGGATACAAATGGCAATCGCAAACTTTTAAAGAAGCGATACGATCAAAAGATCGATAATGTTGCTGCAATGATGGATGCTTATATTGCCTACAAAATACACAAAGAAGCTTTTGAATAAGGAGGCTACATGTGAATAACAGGTTTAATGTTTTAGATAGATTAAGATCTGCCTGGAATGTTTTTCTCGATCGAAATCCTGCAGAGGAAGTAAGAACAGTAACCGGTTCTGCCTATTCCCAACCCCCGCATAGAAAGAGTTTTCTACCTGGAGTTGATCGATCGATGGTGGGGGCAATTTATAATCGTATTGCTGTCGATGTATCTGTAATGAAAATTCGCCACGCAAGAGTAGACGATAATGAGACATATGTGGAAACTATTAACTCTGGTCTGAATCGATGTCTATCTATTGAGACAAACATTGATCAAACAACTAGAGATTTTATTCGTGATGTTGTTATGTCTTTGTGTGATGAAGGCGTTGTAGCCATAGTTCCAGTTGACACATCAATTAACTTAACGAATAATAACTCTTTTGACGTTCTTACTATGAGAACAGGAAAGGTAGTTCAGTGGTTTCCGCATCACGCTCGTATACGAGTGTACAATGATAACAGTGGTGAAAAAGAAGAAATTACTCTACCCAAATCCAAGATGGCAATTATTGAGAATCCTCTTTACTCGATTATGAATGAGAGAAACTCAATTCTTCAAAGACTAATTACAAAACTTAATCTTCTCGATGTAATTGATAATCAGAGCGGATCTGGAAAACTTGATCTAATCATTCAACTTCCTTATATTGTAAAGTCTAAGGCTCGTCAAGAGCAAGCAGAAGCCCGCCGAAAGGATTTAGAGAGTCAATTAAAAGATTCCCAATATGGTGTTGCTTGGGCGGATGGAACTGAAAAGGTAATTCAACTAAATCGTGCAGCAGAGAATAATTTAATGTCTCAGATCGAGTATTTAACGAGAATGGTATATGCCCAGTTAGGTATTAGTGAAGCAATATTAAATGGTACTGCTGACGAGAACGAGTTGCTCAATTACTACAATCGAACAATCGAGCCAATGGTTTCAGCGATTACAGAAGAGATGGCACGTAAGTTTCTAACCAAGACCGCTCAGACCCAGGGTCAGGATATTATACACTTCCGTAATCTATTTGCTATTGTTACACCGGAACGTCTTGCTGATCTGGCAGATAAATTGACTCGTAATGAGATTGCATCACCAAATGATCTCAGAGCAGCGATTGGTTGGAAACCAAGTAAGGCTCCTGGTGCAGATGAACTTAGAAATCGAAATCTGAATCAGAAGACTGAAGAATCTATGAATGTTACCGAGGAGTTCAATACGGTAAATCAAACAAAAGGAGAATAATTCAAAATGGCAGATAAAGGTATTAAGTACAACTTTAGTGGTTACGCTACTAAATATGGTACGCTCTGTACTGATGGACGTACCATTCGGAAAGATGCGTTTAAGCATACTGATGGTCAACGTATTCCATTGGTTTGGCAGCATCTTCACAATGATCCAGGTAACGTCTTGGGTCATGCCGTGCTTGAACATCGTGATGATGGTGTCTATGCTTTATGTTATCTGAATGATGGACCAGCTGGACAACAAGCTATGCGGTTGGTTGAGCATGGGGACATTGGTTCCCTTTCGATCTATGCCACCAAGCTCGTTGAGAAGAACAATTTGGTTCATCGGGGGGAGATCAGAGAAGTAAGTTTGGTTCTGTCAGGTGCAAATCCTGGTGCGGTGATTGAGCACATCACTCTATCGCACAACGATGGCAGCGAGTCAACATCTGAGGATGAAGCTATTGTGTTTATGTACCTTCCTTTGGATTTGGATGTTAAAGAGAAAAAGGAAGCAAAAGATATTGTTCATGCTGAGTCTGAACAGACCGTCGGCGATGTTATTAAGACAATGACCGACAAACAGAAAGATGTAATGTATGCTCTAGTCGCCCAGGCTCTGGGCAAATCCGGCGGTGACGAAGGCGAAGCCGCACAATCTGATGACGAAGGAGAAACGTTAATGAAGAAAAATGTATTTGATAAAGAAGGCAATGCCGGTGAGGAAGGTTTGACTCTGACTCACGCGCAAAGAGAAGAATTTGCTACTGCCGTCTTCACCGACATGCCCAAGTATGGCTCATTCAAAGAGTCTTTCTTGGCACATGCTGGAACTTATGGGATTAACAGTATCAGTTATTTGTTCCCCGATGCTCGCATAATTGATGGTGATGAACCCGGGTTTGAAACTCGCAACATGGGATGGGTTGCTGGTTGGATGAGTGCTACTCGTCACACCCCGTTCTCACGTATCAAGAAACTTTGGGCTGATTTGACTCCTGATGCTGCACGTGCCAAGGGTTATATCACGGGTAGCGAGAAGATTGAGCAAGTCTTCGCTGTGTTGAAACGGGAAACCGCACCGACAACTGTTTATAAGAAACAGAAACTCGATCGCGATGATATCACTGACATCACTGACTTCAATGTTGTGACCTGGATGTGGCGTGAAATGCGTTTCATGCTTGACGAGGAAGTTGCCCGCGCCGCATTGGTTGGTGACGGTCGTGCTTTCGGCGTTGACGAAGATGCAATCGATCCCTCAAAGATTCGTCCGATCTATGGTGATGATCCTCTGTATGTTCACTATCTGTCTCTTGCTGTAACTGTTACTGATCCTTTCGATATTATTGAGGCTATACAGTTGGCTCGTGTGAACTACAAGGGTACTGGCACTCCGACTCTGTACACGACAAATGCGGTCTTGACCAGCATGCTTCTCTTGAAAGATACGACCAATCGTCGTATTTACAAATCCATTTCTGAAGTTGCTTCAGATTTGCGCGTTGGTGACATCGTTGAAGTTGAAGTTCTCGAAGGTGCTCAGCGCACAAACACTGCTCCGGCATTCACAGCTGATCTTCTGGGTATCATGGTCAATCCTCGTGACTACGTCTATGGTGCCGACAAGGGTGGTCAGATTGCTACATTTGAAGATTTCGATATCGATTTCAACCAGAACAAGTACCTGATCGAAACTCGTCTCTCGGGTTCTTTGCTCAATCCGAGGAGTGCTTTGGTTGTTGAACGTAAGACCGCGTAATAATCGTTAGGAAAATTTCCATGGCAAAGTTTTATGGTAATATCGGTTACGTCACTAGCACTGAAACTGCTCCTGGTGTTTGGACTGATGTCGTCAGTGAACGCGAATATTATGGAGACATAATACGTGAAACAAAACAGTGGACACAGGCTGACAAAGTTAATGATAATCTTAAAATTAACAATAGGATCAGCATTATCGCCGATGACTTTGCTTACACGAATTTCTCTGCGATGAAGTATGTAATATGGGGCGAGGTATATTGGAAGATTTCTACTATAGAGCTTCAAAGGCCTCGCCTCATACTATCACTTGGAGATGTTTACAATGGGAACAAGGCTTGACTTACAAACGCTTTTAGAGACCACTCTTGGTTCTACGAATGTTTACTTCCAACCCCCTCCAAGTTTTATGCTGTCTTATCCCTGTATTGTTTACACTCGAAGTAACATTCTTTCGGCCCACGCTGATAACCAACCGTACAAACATGAGAAGCGTTATACGATAACGGTTATCGATGCAAATCCAGACAGCGAACTACCGGACAAGATATCAAAGCTACCGCGATGTGTCTTTGATCGGCCGTTCAAGTCTGACAATCTTAATCATGATGTTTTTAACATGATATATTAAGGAGAAAAAAACATGGCTCAGTTAATTGTTTGGGACACCGCAGGTGAACACTTCTACGAAACTGGTGTAGATCATGGTGTCTTGTATCCTCGTATCCCCGATGGCACCTATCCTGTAGGTGTTGCCTGGAATGGCTTGGTTAGCGTTTCTGAAAGTCCCGAAGGTGCAGAAGCAACTCCCCTTTATGCAGATAACATAAAGTATTTGAATCTGTATTCGCTCGAGGAGTTCAAAGCTACCGTCGAAGCATACACCTATCCGGATGAGTTCGGACTTTGCGATGGTTCTGTTGAACCGGTCGCTGGTGTGACAATTGGCCAACAGAATCGCCAGACTTTCGGCATGGCATATCGAACTCTGATTGGCAATGATGTTGAGGGCAATGCACTCGGTTACAAACTGCACTTGCTTTATGGTTGTACTGCTTCTCCTAGCGAGAGGGCATACAACACGGTCAATGATTCACCAGAAGCAATCGCATTTAGTTGGGAAGTTACAACTATTCCGGAAGTTGTTACCGGTTTTAAGCCAAGTTCTCTGGTTATAATCGATTCACGACTTGTTGTTCCTGCTGACTTGACTGCTTTGGAAGTGATTCTTTATGGTGTTACACCAGCAACTGCTGGTCGCTTGCCGCTTCCTGATGAGATCATCACCTTGATGACTCCTCCGTAATAAGAAAAGAAATTCAAAATGGCAGAATGTGGGGGCTCTGATTCTAGGGCTCCCACATTTTATAATCTTGATAAGGAGAAACCATGTTAAAGAAAACAATCACGTACGTAGACTATAATGGAAAGGAACGAACCGAAGATTTCTATTTCAATTTTACAAAGACGGAAGTTACAGAGATGGAGGTTTCGGAAGAGGGCGGATTGATTGAAACAATTAATCGGATTGCAAAGGAAGAGAACAAGAAGGAGATCTTCCGTATCTTTAAGATGATCGTCCTTAAAGCATATGGCGAGAAGTCTGAAGATGGTCGGCGGTTTATTAAAAGTGAGGAACTTTCAATTGGTTTCTCACAAACAGAAGCGTTCGATAATCTTGTTATGAGCTTCTTTTCTGATGATAATCTAGCCGCAGAATTTGTTAATGGGATCATACCCAAAACTAAGTAAATAATAGAGGCAAGAGATGTTAACAATTACTATACCATCGCAAGAGTTATATGACGAATTAAGAGAAATATTCGTTGAATTAAAAGCGGTTGACTTAGTGTTGGAACATTCTCTTGTCTCTTTAAGTAAGTGGGAATCAGTTTGGAAAAAGCCGTTTTTAACAAAAGAAAACAAAACTAGGGAAGAAACACTTGATTATATACGACACATGACAATAACTCAAAATGTTCATGGTTCTGTATATAGTCGACTTACACAAGAGAACATCGATCGAGTAACTGACTATATTAAGGACCCAATGAGTGCTACAACATTCAAGGAAGAAAAGGGTCGTGGTAGTCGCGAGATCGTTACTGCTGAACTTATATATTACTGGATGACTGCTTTTCAAATACCATACGAGTGTCAGAAGTGGCACTTGAATAGACTACTTACTCTTATCAGAATCTGTAATATTAAGAATCAACCAAACAAAAAGCAACGTTCTTCTGATATTCTGAAACAAAATCATGCCCTAAACAAGGCTAGAAGAGACAAGTTTAATACCTCTGGATAGGAGTAATCATGGAGATAAAGATTAGTCACAGAGGGTCTTTCAGTAAGACAGAAAGATTTTTAAGAAGAGCCTTACACCTGAATTTAAGACCTATATTTGAAAGGTATGGTATGCTGGGTGTAGAATCGTTAGCATTAGCCACGCCAGTAGATACCGGAGAAACGCGTGCCTCATGGCATTATAAACTTGAGGAGAATCCATCCGGATATACTTTGAGCTGGTATAATGATAAGATGGCTGGAGATGTTCCTCTTGTTATTCTTATTCAGTATGGCCATGGAACTAGAAGTGGAGCATTTGTTCAGGGAATTAATTTCATAAATCCAGCCATTGGATCTATCTTGGAAGAGATCTCAGATGATATTTGGAAGGAGGTAACTATAGTATGACAAGCACAATAGATGATAGAATCGTTCAAATGGATTTTGAGAATAGAAAGTTTGAAAGTGGGGTCAAAGAAAGCTTAGATTCCATAGACGAACTAAAAAAGGGATTGAACTTTGAAGGTGCCCAAAAAGGTCTTTCAGGTATCTCAGATGCTGCTAGCAAGGTTGATTTGACCGCCATAGCAGAGGGTATCGAATCTATTCGTAATAAATTTTCTATCATGGGAATAGTCGCCATTACTACCTTGGTAAACATAGCCAATGCAGCATATGAGGCTGGTCTTAGGATAGTAAAGGCATTGTCAACTGATCAGATATCAGCGGGATTTGCTGAGTATGAAGCTGGTCTATCTTCCTTTCAAACCGTTCTAGCGAATACTAAAACTGCTGGCACAACAGCCGAACAAGTAACTGCTGCGTTACTTAAACTGAACGAATACGCCAATAAAACCACGTATAGTTTTGGTGACATGACCACCGCAATTGGTATGTTTACGGCTCAAGGTGTTGGTCTAGAAGATTCTCTTTCCGCCATTAAAGGTATCTTTAACATAGTATCCCTTACTGGTGGTAATGCTGAGAAGGCCAACAATCTCGTTCAAGGTCTTTCTACTGGTATTGCTAGGGGAACGATTGATGCTAGAGCATGGATGTCGGTTGTTAGTGGTGGTGTTGGTGGTTTAGACTTCCAGAAACGATTGGTTGAAACAGCCAGAGTTCATGGTATAGCTATTGACGACATCATTAAAAAACAAGGCGGATTTAGAGAGTCTCTAGGTGATGGTTGGTTATCGGCGTCTCTATTAATTGAAACGCTGCAACAATACACTGGCGATTTGACTGAGGAACAACTCAAAAGTATTGGTTATAGTGAAGAGCAAGTTAAAGCCATTCAGGAAATTGGTAAAACAGCTAATCACTCAGCAACAACGTTGAAAAGCTGGAGCCAGTTTATGGCAACTATGTCTTCAAACGTTGCAACATCCTGGGCAGATAGTTTCAAAATTGTTATCGGTGATTTGGGAGAGGCATCTGCTTTGTGGACTAAAATTGGAGATGCTGTTGGTGGAATTCTAATGGGTGCTGCCGACGCCAGGAACTTGCTTCTTAATGAATGGAAAGATCTTGGTGGCAGAACAGACTTGTTAGAAACTTTTGAGAATGTTTTCAATAGTATAATACTTGTTATCAATCCTATTAAAGCTGCCTTTCGTGAAATCTTTCCACCAATGACGGCACAACAATTGAAAAATATTACTGAAGCTTTAAAGAACCTCACAGAAAAATTCAAAATGGGAGCAGATACTGCAGATAAATTAAAGCGGATCTTTAAAGGAATCTTTTCCATTTTAGATATTGGTCGTGAGCTTTTTGTTGCTTTAGCAGAGGCAGTCTCTGGTACTTCTGGTGATTTCACTAACATCATTGATTTTCTTGTTAACTTTGCAGCGAATGCAGGAGACTATGTAGTTAATTTGAGAGAGGTTATAAAGAAGACTGATGCATTTAGAGTTGGCATTGCAAAGCTTATTAAGAAAGTAACACCCGCCTATTTGGCATTAAAAGACTTCTTCCTCACCCTTGCAGAGGGCATAAAATCTTTAAAGGTTGGAGACACTTCCAACATACAAGAGTTCCTAGATAAATTCAAGTTTGATACTGGGCCAATTAAAAAGCTATACGATTTGTTCTTGAAGATTGTAGGTTTAATTGGAAAAGCTATGGATAAACTGGGGCCAATTCTTTCTAAGCTTGGCAGTCTTGCTCTTGATGGTTTGTCTACTCTTCTTGATAAGTTGAATACGGGACTCGATGATGTTGATGTGGATAAGGTCCTCAAAATCCTTACAACAGGGCTATTTGGTGCGCTTTTATACGCAGTATCAGAGTTCATTAGGAATGGTGCTCTCGGTTTTCTTAAAGTTAATGGTCTTCTTGGTACGCTAAAGAATACTTTGTTAAGCTATCAGTCTTCTTTGAAGCCAGTCATTTTGCTACAAATTGCTAGTGCAATAGGCATCTTAGTAGCAGCGGTTGTTGTATTATCAATGATCGATGCAAACAAACTAGCAAAAGCATTGGTTGCTATGGGCATTATGTTTACTCAGTTATTTGTTTTCTTCAACATAATGAATGCTCTTCCAGTAGGACCGCTAAAGGTAGTAGGAATTGCTGTTGGATTGATCGCTATATCTGGGGCTTTGTTGATAATGTCTGGAGCAATGTTTATAATCAGCAGACTTAGTCCTAGAGAAGTTGTTAGGGGACTGACTGCAATGGGTGTTATGCTTCTAATGTTTAGGGGAGTAATACAGACAATGTCTGGAATGAACCCTGCAAAACCCATTACTACAGCTGCTGGATTACTAATACTTGCGAATGCTTTACTTGTGTTAACAGGAGTGGTCTTTATATTAGGAAAGATAGATACTGGGGTCCTAATTCAAGGCATAATTGGAATTGGTTTTCTGTTGACCGAGCTTATCGCATTTACAAAGCTTGCTGGTGGACCAGGAGTTCTTGTGACAGCAACAGGAATGCTCGTCTTGTCGGGAGCACTAGTCGTACTCACCGGTGTGATTGGCGTACTTGGCTCTATGAATATAGAGACATTAGCACAAGGATTGAGCGGTGTTGCGTTGGCTCTTGGCATTATAAGTATAGCGATGCGTACTATGCCGCTAAACATGCTTATAACTGGTGCTGCATTATTAGTAGTTGCTGGTGCGTTGGTGGTGCTATCCCTTGCTCTCAAAACGATGGGTAGAATGAGTCCAGAAGAAATGGCTATTGGTCTTATTGGCTTGGCTGGTAGCTTAACTATTCTTACTGTTGCTATGAGTGCTATGTCTGGTATGATAGTCGGAGCAGCAACTTTGGTTATTGCAGCAGGAGCTCTTGCTATTCTGGCTGTATCTCTTAAACTGTTGGGCTCAATGTCATTAGCACAAATCGGGCTTAGTCTATTAGCTGTTGCTGGCGTCCTTACTATATTGGGCATAGCAGCTACAGTATTAACTCCTCTTCTGCCAAGTCTACTTGGTCTTGCCGCGGCTTTAGTTATATTTGGCCTTGCTGCATTGTTTGTTGGAGTCGGAGTTCTAGCGCTAGGCATGGGTTTGACTGCTTTGGCTGTGAGTGCTGCGGCTGGTATTAAAGCTATTGGTATATTAGTAAAAGGGTTGATTGATTTATTGCCATCTATAGCGGAAGCATTAGCTAAAACATTAATAGCTGGAATCAATGCTATAGCTGAGGGATCGCCAATGCTACTCGGGGCAATCGTTACTATATATACCATGTTTGTGGATGCCTTTATAGAGATTATACCAAAGGTTGTTGACGGTGTTGTGGCCTTGGTTGACGCTATATTAAAGGCTGTTGATGAGAAGTTACCAAGCATAATCGAATCTGGCTATGACATTATAATAGCCATACTTACTGGCATTAGTGATAACATAGAGGAGGTTTATGATATTGGTTTTGATATTATAGAAACTCTGCTTCGTGTGTTCGGAGAAAGACTGCCAACACTCATAGATGCTGGATATGAAGCCCTTGTATCCTTTATTGATGGAATGGCAGATGCAGCAGAGGAAAATATACCTCAAATTATGGAGTCTATGTCACATCTTGGGATAGCGATTGTAAAGGGAGTTATTAAAGGATTATTTGCTTCTCGTCAAGAGCTACTGAATGGCATTAAAGAGCTTGGCCAAGCTGTGATTGATGAGTTTGCAGAGGCAATTGGTGCCCGATCTCCCGCAGATGCGTTTATAAACCAATCACATCACATAGTAAGTGGACTCGTCGTTGGAATTAAAAAGTATGGCACTCTTGCCACAGGAGCTGTGAAAGATTTGGCAGGTGGTGTGGTTTCACAATTTGACCAGGTCTTGTCGAAAATATCCGATACGATCTCGTCAGAAGCAGATCTAAATCCAACCATACGTCCAGTTATGGATCTAAGCGCTGTTATAGCTGGAGCATCGGAGATGGGTAGAATTGTTTCTAATACTGGGCTAGATGTATCCGCTACTGCAAAGAAGGCATCAGGGATATCTGTAATAGCACAACCATCCGTTTCCGATCAAGGGAAAATCTCAGATTCAGACAAGGGAATATCATTTATTCAGAATAACTATTCTCCGAAGTCTTTGTCTCGAATAGATATTTACAGACAGACCAAGAATCAGCTATCACTAGCAAAGGAAT